TTGTATGTCCCAAGCAAGATACCTACGGAGTGACCGCAGGCTAGAGCCGTTTGGGCAGCGTTTTGAGTGTACGCCAAATGGTACGAGGCAAATGAATGTCTCATCCCATTGTCGATCCACTTGGAGGGTAGTCTCGGGTTTTCCTGAGACGCTAACCAAGGACTAATTAGTGTTGTTGGGTATCTGGATTTAGTAGTGGCAAGAATGTTTCCGGTCATGCCCTTGTAAGGCTCAAGCCATTGAGCCAGGTTCGGCATAAGGGGAGCAAGGCGGCTTTGATTGGTCTTGGTGATCTCTCGGTCAAGTCGGATGTTCCCACCAACCCAATCAATATTTTCCCACTTCAACCGGGCGATCTCAGCAGAACGAATCCCAGCAAACAGGCCAATGGCTATAAAGGGAACTAGCTTTGGGTCGCAAAGAGTGAGCAAGGCTTCGGCCTGGTCGGCGGAATAGATTTCGATTTGTGGCTTCTTGAATTTGATCTCTTCGGACTTCTCCGCAACGTGCTTGCGATCTTCGGGGAGATAACCCTTTCTCCTGGCGTAGTTAAATAGGACGATGATACCTGATCGTTGGTTGTGGCGACTACGGGGGGCGTAGGAAGGGTCGGAAAGATACTCATCTAGGTCGTGAGCGGTGACCAAAGAGATAGGCTTTGTGATCTTGGACGCAAACCGTTTTAGGATTCCCCGCATGGTAATCTTTTGAGCGTTCGAGTTAATCGACGTTTCGTTCTTTGCAAGGAACTCTTCGACAAGAGCAGGGATACGAATTTCTTTTGTCTCGGTTGGGTTTGTCTGGAGGTAGGCTTTAACGGCTCGGTCAAGCGGGACACCGTTGAGCATATTTTCGCAAGCCCGGTAGTACTGAAGGTCTCGCATCGTGATGCCTTCTGCGGGCAGGGCTGATCCGTCCGCGAGCTGCTCAACAATTGTTTTGGCCTCACGCTTGGCTTCAGCGAGTGAGGCAAGTCCGCGACGCATTCTTTGTTTTCCGACCCTCCAGCAGACGAAGTATGTGAAATATTTTCCTCGCACCTCGCACTCGTAGATGCGAGCTTCTGCCCATCCTTTCTTAATTATGAGTGGCTTCATTTCTAAACCAAAAATATTGACAAATCTTGACCAACGCAACGGAAATCTCTTCCGATTATTGCCGATTGCGTTTCCGAGGTTTCCTATGTATTTTCTTTTTCATGAAGGGCTTATCGGAAATAGTTGGAAATAAGGAACTTACAGAAGCGGGGTCATAGCCCAATTGGAAAAACATGGAAAAGGTTGATAAACAGCTAATTATAGAAATCGGGTAAAAATTCTTGACGTATTCTTGACCACTTTTAAGATTGCAAATGAATGTGAGTGAGTCTTTTGAGCGATATGGACGAACTTGGCCTGCCGGAACTACTGAATTAACAATTGAGTTAATCGGCTTCCGCGAAAACTTTTCCCCAGCGCGGGGAGGTTTGGGCAAATACGCGCATTTCCGAAGAGTCGTTGAGCTACTTTGGCCTTACGATAAACGAAAAAACAAAGGAGGGTTTCAATGGAACCCTTGGGCAGAAAGAATATTTGAGGCCGCGTGTTCGCATAATTATTTAGGCATCTCGGGCCCTAAATCCTCCAGCAAAACTCACTGCATTGGTATCTGGGGTTTGGTCAATTGGCTCTGTGATCCCTTCAATACGCTTGTTTTGGTGACGACTACGTCCGTCCGAGAAGCCCGCAAACGAATGTGGGGGGTGATTCGCGAGAGACATCTCCAGGTCCCCGGACTTCCGGGCAAGATCGTTGACTCGATGGGAAAACTCATTATGGAAGAGGCGGGCAGCGATCGATCTTCAATCACGCTCATCCCCTCGGCCAAGGATAAGGAAAAGGAAGCCACCGAGAAGTTAATCGGGTTGAAGAACAAAAGAGTGTTTCTCTTGGTCGACGAAGCCACAGATGTCTCGCCAGCCATTTTCGAGGCCGTCCACAACTTAGACTCCAACCCGTACTTCCAGTGCATTGCCCTTGGTAATTTCGCCTCTGCTTATGATCCCTTTGGCCAGTTTATAACGCCCGTCAACACTTGGAATAGCGTCAACGCCGAAATGGATGAGTGGGACACTACCCGAGGTAAGTGCATTCACTTGGACGGAGAGCGAACACCCAATATCGACTCAGACGACGAGTGGCCATTCCTCCTGACAACCAAACAGCTTCGTGAGGCAAGGGACTACCAAGGAGAGAACTCTCTGTCCTACTGGCGATTCATTCGGTCTTTCCCATCACCCATTGGTGCTGAACAGAACATCTACTCTGAAGCAGATATTCGACGCTACGAAGGTGAGGCGCTACCTACATGGGATGGGTCTCCTACCAAGGTTGCGGGGTTCGACCCAGCCTTCACCAACGGGGGAGATCGAAGCGTCCTATATATTGGAGCCTATGGTAAGACAAATGTTGGGGTACCTGCCGTGGCCTTCGGCAAGTCCTACCTCTTGCGGGAAGACTCCACCAAGGCTAATGAGCCCAGAAACTTCCAAATTGCCCGCCAGGTGCGCGAGATTTGCGAAAAGGAGGGTGTGAGGCCTGAGCACCTTGCAATCGACGCCACAGGCGCTGGAGACCCGTTTTGTGACATTTTAAGCGAAATGTGGTCGCCTAGGGTCTTTCGGGTCAAGTTTGGTGAGAAGCCAACCATGATGCCCACAAGCGGGGTGTCGCCAGTAAAAGCCAACGAGAAGTTCTCAAATCGCGTGACAGAGCTTTGGTATGTTGGGGTTGAATTTCTTAGATCCGGCCAGTTGAAGGGGATTACCCCAGATTTAGCTAGGGAGCTGACGGCTAGGAAATACAGCACCATGTCTGGAGGGAAGCTTGTTGTAGAGCCTAAAAAGGACATGAAGGCTAGGATGGGTAAAAGCCCCGACTTAGCAGACGCTGCTTTTCTTATGTTGGACATTTGCAGACAAAGGTTGAATGCGTACGCCGGTGGAAAGCTTGTTTCCAATCGTGGGGAGGGATGGCTCAAGTCTGCTATAAAACTTGATGTAAGCTCTTACGGGAATCGTCAACTCCTTGGTGTTTAATCTCCTCTTGACGAAAATCCGTCAATGTTAGACTAGCTGGATAGTGTCTATTGAACTCGAGACGATCTCTGATTCCGGGAAAGCCCCTCGGACAAGAATTAAGGACGCCAAAAGCGCTCATGCTGTTTATACGGCTATACGGAATGCCGACGATGCTTCGTCGATGGATCGTCAAAAGATTCAGTCGATGCTGGATGGAGAGCCACCTTATTCACCCCAGCAGTTAAAGTCACTCGGCCAAGGGTATCGTGCAAACCTGAACTTTGGCGAGAGCGCGGCGGCTCTTGAGACATCTCTTTCCGCTTATTCTGATTTGGTTAACTCCGTTGATAGGCTGGCCTCGGTAAAGACATCCGAGGGTGATCCAGCTCAAAGGGTCGAGTGGGAAAACATCATTGCGGAAGAATTCCACCGAACCATTACGGATTGGGACGAATTTTTCTATAAGCAACAAATGCTGTCTCACCAGTTTGTTTCACAAGGTGTTGGTGTTGCTTACTTCGAAGATAACCGTAGTTGGAAGTGGAGCGTGTGCGGTCTTAAAGATTTCAAAGTTCCACGCGGAACGCCTGCCTGCGACACCAAAGTCGAGGTAGCTACAATTGAGCGCCATTACCTAGTTGGTGAGTTGTACCAGTTCATTGAGAACCCAAAGATTGCAGCTGAACTTGGGTGGAACGTGGAAGAAACCCGAAAAGCCATCCTATTGTCCACGGACAACGGCACGGCCTCCAACTCCCGGGATTGGGAGCGTCTCCAAGAAGAGCTTAAAAATAATGATCTGATGTACTCCCACGCACGATCCAAAGTCGTTCGGTGCGTTCATTATTTCATCAAGGAGTTTGATGGAACAATCTCTCACTACATTGGCACTCGGGCGGGGGACACAGATGATTTCCTTTTCAAAAAGCCTAGTCGGTTTAAGCATGCAAATGAGGCCTTTGTACTATTTTCCTACGGAATTGGAACCAATGGCCTTCTCCATAGTGTTCGTGGGCTAGGTTACAAGCTATTCCCCTTCATCCAGCTTTCGAATCGCATGCGGAACGCAATTGTGGATGGCGCCATGCTCTCCTCCGCGTTAATGATCCAGCCGGCAACGGGTGAGGACGTCAGCAATCTTTCGCTGATGTACAATGGGCCACTTTCCATTTTACCTCCCGGCATCAACGTTGTTGATAAAACTATGCCGAATCTGGCTGGCAATGTTCTCCCGATTGTCCGAGATCTTGAAGTTGTCCGCCAAAATAATACCGGAACCTACCATCAGCGCCAGTTGATGCCAGATGGCGATGCCAGAACCGCAACCGAAGTTCAGGCTCAACTTGCCCAGCAGTCCATTCTCTCTGCTCAGGCAATGAACCTTTATTATATTCCTTTTCAAAAACTCCTAGCTGAGCAGTTCCGTCGTCTGGTTACCGTTAAGTATCGGGCGGACGAGCCGGGAGGTGAAGAGGCTATTGATTTCCGCAAAAGAATTGAAGCTCGCGGGGTTCCGTGGAAGGCCGCTGAGAGTGTGTACCGAGTCCAAGCCGTCCGAGCTATTGGAGCTGGGAGTCCCGGTGCCCGCATGCTGGCCTTCAATGAATTTATGGCCATTATGCCCAGATTTGACGAGGTAGGTCAGAGGAATCTTATTCGTGACCGGGTAGCCGCAAGAGTTGGTTACGATCAGGTCGATCGGTATTTGCCCAAGGGGGAAGTAGAACGGATTCCAATTGACGCAAAGATTGCGGAACTCGAAAACGATGCGATGCAAGGTGGCCGCGGGGTTAGCGTTAATCCTGGGGAAAACCATGCGGTTCATGCAAGAGTGCACCTGGAGGACGCGGCTAGGTTCTTGCAAGCTCTGCAACAGAATCAGGTCGACCCTAAAGTTGCTATGTCATATTTACAAGTACAGTACCCGCATAGCACGGCACACGTTGAACAGTTGGCTTCAGACCCATCAAGACGAGAAGAAATCGGAATGGCAAAACAGATCCTTAACCAAATGCGAGAGGCCGTTGAAAATATTGGCAAACAACTTGCCGCGCAGGCTCAGCGAGAGGCACAAGCTCGAGCATCCCAGCAAGGCGGCCAGGTAGATCCAAAAACACAACTGGCCATCCAGAAAGCTCAGATTGATTCCCAAATCAAACTTCAACAATCCCAACTTGATCAAAAGCTAAGGGTTGCGGATGTTCAGCAAAAAATGGCTATTAGGGATGCAGAGGCCGCACAGAAGATCCGTCAAAAAAGTCTTGCCTAAATTGTATTGACCTCATAGCGTCAAGACACAATGAAAATACAAGATTGGGCAAAACGAGAAGACCTTCAATTAGAATGGAAAAATCTTTGGGATAACAACGAGACTCTTAAAAAAGGTTTAGATGTTTTAAAAGATGTTGCCCTACCAGCCGAGGGAAGAGCACCGCAAGGTGCCGATACAATTCAGTACAATGCCTTGATGAATGCACGTCGGGAAGGGTATTACGATGCCCTTCGTAACATCGAAGCTTTGAAAGAAATTATCAAACCAAACGTAGTCACTCCAGAACCTTGGGAAAACCTTAAAAAGGAAGATTAATCTATGCCCACAGAAACCCTGACACCAACTGCACCCACCGCAGTAACTCCAGAACCAGTAGTTTCGGCGCCAGCCCCAGCCCCAGCCCCAGCCCCGGTTATTTCGTTTGCGGACGCGCTAGACAAAGCTCTAGGTACAAGCGAGCCGTCTAAAACCCCCATTAATGAGAAGGCTGCCGTTAAAGCGGTAAAAGCAGAGCCTGCGGTTGAGCCAGCCAAAACTATTAAAGCAGAAGAAGCGCCCAAAGCTGATCAGAAAGCCGAGGCCAAATCCCTTAAAACACCCCCTTCGATCCTAGATCAGCTTGGTACTTTAGGGGTGGAGCCCAAGGAAGAAGTAAAGACTGAGGCCAAGGCAGAAGAACCATTATCAGAGGTTAGCGCAGAACCATCCACCCCAGCGGCTCAGACTGCATTTGCAAAGCTGACGAAAGAGCTTCGTGAGGCAAAAGCTAAATTGAAAGATTTTGAGTCCAAAGTCGCCAACCGCACTGAGGCTGTCGAAGACAAGGGAGGAGATGTCAAAACCGACTCCCAGCTTGCAGAGTACCAAGCAAAACTAGAGCAATTCCAAAAAGAGCGGGACGAGCTGGAAGGTGAGCTGAGGATTTCAAGGGTAGAAGCCACTCGCGAGTATAAAACTACAATTGGCGAACCGATCAAACAAACTACCCAGACGATTACGGATATAGCAAAAGTATACGAGCTTAAAGCCTCTCCGATTCTGGATGCCGCATTAGAAACCGATGGGGCGAAGCGGAGAACCATTCTCAAGGAACTTACGAGTGAGATGGATCCCGTAGACGCTTTGGCGGTAAGAACTAAAGTCGATGAGTTGGCATTGCTCAACGCCAAGCGTGATGAAGTCGTACGGGAAAGCAAATCAGCACTTGAAGCTATTGCTAGGCGTGATGCTGAAGCAGAAAAGGCGAGTCGCGATCAATACGATCAGGAAGCTAGGAAGGCTTTTGGAGACGTCTGGAATTCCTTTCAAGAGGAGATGCCTTTGCTGAAAAAAATTGAAGGCAACGAGCCTTGGAATAAAACAATCGACGAACTTCGTGCAAATGCTGAAAAGCTGGATTCCGAACCCCTCGACCACAAGCAACGCGCCGCCTTAACTTATCAGGCAGTAACCTTGCCCCTTGTTGTCCAGGTGTTCAAAGACTACGTATCTAAAACAAACCAAGAACTCGCAAGCCTCAAAAACAACTTGTCCGAGTACCGGAAAGCAACCCCTGGGGCTGGGTCTGGCATTGCTCCGGCTAAAACCGAAAAGCTAGACAGGGGTTTGAGTTTCTTGGAGGCGCTCGAAAAGGGTTTGTAATTAGATGGACGACACGCCCTACATCAATGATGGGGCGGACGCCTCGTTACGGAAGGCTGTCAGTCTTTTAAACAAGATTGAG